GTCTTTTTGCGCTCGAGCTCCATCTTCTTGATGGCAGCTGCTCGCTCGGATGCGTCCTGCTTCTCGAGCGCAGCCTGTTCGCGAGCCCACAGCGCCTGCTTGCGTGCGAACGCAGCTTCCTCGGCCGCGATCTCGTTGCCGATCAGCGTCTGCTTGTCGATGAGCGCCTTGCGCTTGGCGTTGATGTCGTCCTGGTACTTTTGCACCAGACCGTCGATCGAGCCGCGAATCGCCTTGAATGCCTCGAGCGCCCGGTTGGCCACGAAGTAAGCGATGAACGCCTGGCCGGCGAGCTTGATGGAATCAGACCACTGGATCATCAACTCGACGGCGCTACGAAGCACGCGCACGAGCTGCGCCAAGCCCTCACCCAGATCGTTGGCGAAGCGCTTGGCTTGCGCCGTGCCGAACATGTCGATCAGGTCTTGCAGTTGATTCTTGGATTCCTCGAAGAACTGGCTCTTGCCAGCCTCTAGCTTGAAGAGGTCGAACTTCGTCTTCAGAAGGGCCAGCATGCCCGTCCATGAGTTCATCATCGCCTCGGCTGCGCCATCGTTCTGAAAGCGCATGACGGCGAACATGTTGTTCAGGGCCTGCGTCGCCTCGACGGTGCCGGTTGACACCAGCTTGGCAAACTTGGGCATCGACATGCCGGCGCCTTGGGCCATCATGTTGATCGCGTTCGGAACGGCTTCACCCAGCTGCTGACGCAGTTCTTCCATCGAGATGACGCCCTTGCCGGCCATCTGCTGAATCGCGATGGAGGCTCGGTGCATTGCCTCGGACGAACCGCCGAACCTTGCGACGGAGTCCACGAGCGCCTGCATTGACCCGTTGGTGGGGTCCAGACCGCCGGACTTGAGCTTGACGAAGGCATCCGTCAGCGTCTTGACTTCGAACGGCGCACGCTGCGCCAGGTCGAACACGAACTTGACGTTGGAGAGCGCTTCGGCCTGTCGAGCCGCCTGCGTGGTCTCCTTGCTCATGCCCTCCATGAGCTTGGTGAGCTTTTCGACCTCGCCGGAGGTCTTCAGGATCGCGCCTGGCAGCGCCATGAAGATGTCGTGAACATCGTGCATGGCGTAGCGCAGCAGCGAGGCTGTCTGCACGATTGAACGGAAGCGACCGCCCAGGCCCGTGAAGTGATGCTCCAGGGCTTGCGTCGACTTGGCGGTCTGGTCGATGGAGCGCTTGAGCTCCTGGACTGTACGTCCCGCCTTGATTGTCTTGACCGTAAAGTCGCCGTCGTCCAGCGTCATTACGACCTTGATGTCACCACCCAGCATTTCGCTTCCTTTACATCGCCGCAGCCATCATCTTCAGTTCATTGAACCCTGCCTCGTCACGTTCGACACTCGTCGGGCCGGCGTACACCGTACCGATCTCCAGCACCAGCCTCTCGTGCGTTTCCTTGTAGCCATCGGCGCTTTGTGCTGCCGCAGCGACCGCAAGGGTTCGCATATCGTTCGAGGCTCGCAGGCGGCGAATGTTGCCGCTCATCAACCAGAAGGCCCTGATTGGCATTGCCATGACCTGCTGGTACGACATCGAATAGAAGTGGCTGACCTCGCAGAAGATGAACCCGAAGTCCACCTCTTGCGCGGCGCCCTTTACACGTTTCCCGCTTCTGCCTGAGCAGCCTGCGTTGCCTCGACCAGCTTCTCGGGGTCTTCACCTCGAATGAATGCCGTCAGCGCACGCAGCTGATCCAGCGAAAGGCTCAGCACGCTCGAAGGGTCCAGGTCGGGCACTGCTCGCTTGATGAGCTTGACCGTCGCCTCCAGCTGCTTTGCATAGCTCGCCTCTTTCTCCATCTCTTCAGCCACCCGAGTGGTCTCGATGAAGTCCTCGACCGACATTTCCTTGATCGAATATGTCTTGTCGCCGATTTGTACTTCGCGAACCTCCTTGGCAGCCAACTGGTTCAGGTTCAAAAGTTTTGTCATTCTCACTCCTCGATTGTGCAAAAAGAAAGGCCTCGCACTTGGCGAGGCCTATTCTATACGACTTCAGTCAGTTGTGAAAGAGCTTAAGCCCCCACGCTGAACAGCTTGCCGTTTGCGTCCGGATAGCCGGTGAACTCGGTGTTGTACACGCGCTCGGTATCCAGCTTGTACGCGAAGTTCATGGCGCCGGCGGTTGCAGCCAGCGGAATCACGAAGTCTTCGGACTTGTCGGTCAGAGGCTTGCCAACGGGGTGGATACGCAGTTCCTTGGCGTAGTCGAGCAGGTTGTTGCCCACGCCGGTCGGGACCGACACGGACTGGCCGGTGGGGTCAGTGCCGCCTGCCAGGGTTGCGCCAGACACAGTCACCTTGGCGCCGGCGGTGCCAGTGGCCAGAGTGAAGGCGTTGCCGTCAGCACCCTTCTTGCCACCGTTGCCGTAGGCCAGCTGCGAGCCGAAGGTCACGGTCACGACACCAGCAGCGGCGGCGTAGCTGGCTTGAGCGATCTTGGGATCGGTCGAAGCGTTCAGGGCTGCAGCCAGGTTAGTGGCGGTGCCGGCGGCGTTGCTGCCGATCAGAGCCTCGTTGCCTTCGCCCGTCAGAGCAGTGCGGAAGGTCACGGTGGCGCCGTTCACGACGATGGTGTCGCCGGAAGCGGGCTGAGTTGCGACGGTCAGAGAGCCAGTAGCGACGGTGCCGCCAATGGCAGACAGGGTCGCGCCAGGCATGATGGTCACGAGGTTTTCCAGGGTGGTTTCAGCCATCGGCACCTTGGCCATGACTTCACGGCCCATGATGTACTCGTTGATGGTCGTGTTACCGAACTGGTCGATGTTGACCTTGTGGGTCTCAGTGGTGACGGTGACTTCCACGCCGCCCTGGGTGAAGCCCAGGTCAACGCCGTCAAAGAAAACCTGGCAAACGCCAAGTTTCACGTTTTTTGTGTTTGATGCCATTCGAAAGCTCCTTTGCAAAGGGGATTGAAGTCACTGCTTAATGACTTCGCCGGTGCCGGCACTCTACCACAAATGCGGC